CAGAAGTCATATCCATAGCCCATAGCCTTTGCACAACTGTAAATAGCACACGAGTGCTGTAACACAGTCCATGATAGGTTATTGGAGTACCGTCGCTCATGGGATATTTGAATAAGCACGTCTTCTTTTAAAGACAGGCTACCCGGTTCTAACTCGAATCGGTAATCCATGATTTCACCCGATCTTGTGACATTCTTGAATGGCATACTTATATTATACAACAAAAGGCTCCTAGACCTAAATCTAGGAGCCTCTTTAACTCAATTGCTAATCTTACTTAGCAACGTTGTAGAGTTCAGCAGCAATGTTGTCAGCAGACTGGAATCGCTTCATAAACGCAACACGGTTAGTTGTCACGATGTAGGATTGGTCAGCGAGAACGTTGTCACCCGATTGAACGGTTGGCATTCTTCGGTCACCGAACAAGAATCCGTCCTTGTGAACAAGGGAGATGATCGTTCGAGTCTTGGTAGCGTTGTCAAACACGCCACTTGCGTTGTAGTCATTTCGTTGGTACTCAGATTGAACCAAAGGAATGCTGTCAAGTCGTCCAATTTCACCAACGAGAACCGTAGCATTAGGGCCGTACTTTTCAAGGGTAAGAACTTCAGGAAGGTTCAAGAAGTCGATTTGCGAAGCTGGGTTGATGAAAGCAATCAAGTTGCTTGCAGTCGCGCCATACTTGCCCATCAGCTTACGAATTGCACGGAAGTTAGCGAGGTTTGGAGCCACACCACCACCGTCAAGTCGCGCACCAGCGTTGGTCAACTTACGGATACCATTCCATGCGTTACGAGCGTCATCAGCACCTGTGTTCAAGCGGATGTCGTCACCAGAGTCGTTGGTGTTAGACCAGAGACGAGCGTTGTTGGCAGGAGTACCACCACCGTCAGCACCAGCGTTATCAAGGTCGGTAAGCAGCAAGCTACCGTTGAGACAAGCATCGTCAATTGCGCTAGCAAGACCCCAAACTGTTTCGTCGTACATTTCTGAAACAACGTCAATGATGGAATCTTCTCGTAGTTCACCAGACACGAACTGTGCAAAGCCGAGCTTAACAGCAGTCATTGTCAGGTCAGCGGTGTCAAGACCGTGGACTTTCGCAAGGTTAGTGAACGGGGAAGCTGAAGTAGCTTGACCCATCTTGTACGCACGAGTTCGCTTAGTGAGGTAAGGCAACTTGTACGTAGCACTTGGCATGTTGATTCGGCGGAATGTACTTGCAACTTGGAGCGAAAGATAAACGTCTCGCAAAAGGTTACTGGAATACATCGTTGGAACCCATTCCAAACCGTCCGTAGCAGTGATGGAGTCAAGGGCATCGTTGATAGCCTTGGTGTTCTCACCAGCATTCTTGAACATGTCCTTAACTTGTGCAAGAACATCTCGGTCAATTCGGATTCCACCTTCAGCCATAGTAGCCTTGGAGCCACCGAGAGCAGCAACTGCAAGGAAGATTTGGTCATTAGCCTTTTGAATGGCAGTGATCTTTTCGTAGTCCTTGTGGTCGCGGTGAATTTGTCGGCTAACAGCCTTCTCGATTTCAGTTCCTGTAAGAACCAATTGAGCGTTGTGCGCACCAAACTTAGCACTTGCATCTTCGTAAATCTTTCGTTGGTCATCTTCCGATGCGCCTTCAAACAGCTTTACAATGTTCGAGGAATTGAGTTCGTCAAACTTGTTGGATTCGATTTCTTCTTTGCGTTGTTCGAGCAAGAGCTTGGAGTTTTCCGTCAAAGCCTTTGTAGCTTCGATTTGAGCTTCTTGAAGCTGAACCAGCTTTTCGATGTCAGAGCCTTTTTCGATAGCTCGGGAGAGCAAAGCCTTCGCTTCTGCTACGCCTTCGATACCAAGGTCATTTAAGTCCTTCCGTGTTAGTACGGGTTCGTTAGGTTGTGTATTAGGATCAATCATTGTATTTTCCTTCAGATTCTAACGCGGATAGGTCTCCATGAGAATCGCTACTAATATGTATTCCACATATCAGTAGCGATTAAATGCTTTATGGATAATTTTTTACTGCTTTTTTGCGAATTTCTTCATAAGTTCTGCGAATTCTTTGTCAATCTTTGACTCTTCAGGCGTTTCAGCAGCTTCTTCAGACTTCTCTACTTCGCTATCTGTATTCATTTCGTAGATACTAGGTGGCTCATCTTCCTTAGCAGCTTCAGCAGCACTCATCATGGCATCAATGATTGCATTAACCATGTCAGCATCTTCCCTGTCACCAATTGATACGTAAACTTCAAACACAGCGTACACGTACTTGAGAAGCATGTCGATTGTATCCTTAGTGACAGCCCCAGACTTATTCCAACTACTTAGAATGTTGATAGCCGAATTCATTTGATTCTCGAACGTTTTCTGCTCGTAAATGAAAGGCTCGTTCTCTGCGAAAGTAACAGTGTCGTACTTCACAGTTTCGTAAAGAGCAACATCTTCTAGCTTATCAATATCAACACCGTTGTGTGTTGGTACAGACTTTTCAAGCTGTCGGTAAAGACCAGCTACTCGCTTAATAGCCTTCTCGCGCTCACCAGGAGCAAATACAAAATCTGTTCTAGCTCCAAGCAACTTGTACGTGGAGATAGCCAGGTCTTCAAACGTAATGTCCACACCAGACTTGTGCTGAGTACCAACTCGAAGGGCATAGTCTAAACGCTTGCCGTTGACACGCTTGATAAGGTGGGTGTCATCATTGCTAACATTATCACCGTCAAGGACTGTAGAAGGCTCACACGCTTCGTACAGAGGACTTGCGACTTGGGATTTAGTCTCTTCGACTGTTGACGATTCGTTTGGTATGCTCATATAAAACTCTTTTCTTACTTCAGAAAGGGACGGGAGTTTACCAGCAGAGTAATCTGCCATAAACTTGTTGACATTATTGCCATAAATATTTTCGTAGTCCGGTATGAACTTTGAAATCTTCTTGATTTGATCCAGCATTGCATCCGGGTTACAAGCTACCGTTACGAGCGAACTCTCAAGTAGATAGCATTCGGTGTGCTTGTAGAACTTAGCATTGCTAACGTACTCACCAGCCAGTGACCTAAATCCGACTGACTGCTGTTTAAGGCTGCCGTCTTTGATCATAGGCCATAGCATATCTCTGACTAACGGAATATCTGAAAGAGTAATTCCTTCCAAATACAAACCGTTTGCATCAGTGTATGAGTTCTTTACGTGGCCAATTGGTTGCAAGTGATCGTGCATGAAGCAATACACTGGATTGTTAAGGTATCTCCAAAGGTGCTTATTCCATGCTGCAGGCTCGATAATGTCATTAACCAAGTCTGGGGTAGACACGCTAACGTATCCAGACATTTGTTTGGTTGATGTACTATCCTCAAAGTCACCTAGGGTACTCTTAATGTCACCAAGTCTTAGAATCTTGGTTTCTGGATCAACTGGTACACCTGGCTTGAAAACGTTTGTCATTGTTTGCCCTTACTATCAAGTTTATTCCACATTGCTAGTAACTTTTCGTTCTCAGTAAGTGGCACAGACCTCGTTCCTGTCTCATCAACAAGCTGTGCTTCCCCGCCGTCTGATTGGTCTCTACCGCCCATTGAACCTGGTAAAGTTAGTGATGGTGAAGCTGCGTCTGCCGCTTCCTGCGCTTTCGTACCCATCTTGTTGTCATACACTGGTCTTGGAAGATTTCCAAACTCTTCTGCTTCACCGTCATACGGATCATCACCAGTGAATTCACGAGCCTCGTTAGGAGTCATCTTACCTGTGTTAAGGGCAGCAGTGATCACACGCATATCATCAAGCATTTCTCGGCGTAGGGCTTGAACTTCCTTAAATCTAAATGCGAAGTACAACTTACCAATTCGAGTATTAGCAGACAGCCCACTGACCACAGGAGCGCATAACTTCTTTGTGACAGTCTCTTGGAATGTCAATGCCCAAGGTACAAGTTTTGTTCTCCAGAAGAAACTTTCTAACTTATCAATATCCTTTGATTCAGCGTCAAGTAAAGCAAACGGCACACCGAAAGCGATTGCTTGGTTCTTCTGCGCCTGTGTGATAAGCTCCATAACACCTTCATGTGCTGAGGACTGATTCAGAGACTTGTACTCCATGTCTTTTTCAAGCACGAGGACTCTGTAAGAAT